AAGCGATGGAGAACGCCGCCGACAAAGCCCTCGAGGACGTCCGCCGCATCTCCGCCTCCGTCGAGGAGTCCAACCCCGACGACGACGCTCTTTAATTTCCACCAACCCAATAACACCACACCACAATGCGTATCCCACCCGACCCCATCGCCCACCGCGTCATCTATGACGGCATCCAGGCGCTGAACTACAGCGGCGCCAAAGAGCTGCTCAAGTCCCCGGCTCACTACCAAGCCTACCTCAACCAGGAGCGCGAGGAGACCAAGGCCCTGCGTATGGGCTCGCTGATCCATTGCGCCGTGCTCCAGCCCGGGGCCCTCAACGAGAAGTTCATCACGGCCCCCGAGGTCGACCGCCGCACTAAGGAAGGCAAGGAGACCTACGCGGCCTTCCAGTCCTCCCTCAAGCCCGGTATGACGGTCGTCAGCGCCGAAGAGTCGGCCGAGTGCCACATCATCGCGTCAGCCGCCAAGCACGCCCTCGAGCGTATGGAGGTCACCTTTGAGATGACCGAGTTCATGTTTACCACGGATCACTGCGGAGTGCAGCTGAAGTGCGCCATCGACGGCGTGGGCACCGACGGCTACCTATACGACCTCAAGACCACCGAGGACGCGTCCCCTGCTGGCATCCTCAAGTCTATCCGGGCTTACCGCTACAACCTCCAAGCCTACTTCTACCGCCTGTGCTTCGAGACCGCCTTTGAGCGCCGCCTGCTTGGCTTCCGCTTCCTCTTCATCGAGAAGACCCCGCCATTCGCGACCGCTGTCGTGGAGATCGGGCCTGAGCTGATGTCCTACGCCGTCTCCGATTTCGAGAAGGCGCTGCAGACCTACCGCGAGTGCACGACGCTTGGCGAGTGGCCAGCCTACGGAGACGAAGTCCAGGTCATCGACATCAAGGGGCCGTCCGCCTCCACCGCCATCACCTTTGCCTAATACCAACATGACCACCGAAAACAACGACCGCCCCCCGCTCACCTCCATCTCGACCAACGGCACCTACAAGTTGAAGCTCATCAAGCCCAAGTTCGAGAAGGTCAAGGTCTGGGAGGACGGCACCTGCTCCGCCCGCCTCTTCTTCGTCGACGACAAGGGCTTCTGCCTGAGCAAGAACTTCTCCTCCAAGTACGGCAAGGCGCTCGCCATGCTCGTCGGCAAGTTCTCCGGCAAGTTCACCGAGGAGATCAGGCTCGACGCTACGGCTGCCGAGTATATGCAGTACCTCGAGCCCGCCTGCGGCCAGACCATCCTCGTCGGCGTGGAGGTCGAGGCGAACGGCGAGTACAACGGTCGCCCGCAGTATAAGTACAAGATGACCTATCCGAAGGGCTCTCAGAAGCCGACCGTCCCCGAAGCCCTGCCGCCCGAAGGCGTTAACTTCTAAAGCCGTGACCGAAGCACCCACGCCGATGGCCGCCCCCACTCTCGTTCTGATCAGTGGGTTCGCCCGGGCAGGCAAGGACACGCTGGCCTCGGGCCTGCTGGAGTGGTCGACGCGGCCTGCCGAGCACATCAACTTTGCCGACGCGCTGAAGGAGGCCGGCAACCACTTCATGGATTACCTCGGCCTCGACGGCAACTTCATGAACGAAGAGTTCAAGTGCGAGAACCGCGACGCCCTGGTCAACATGGGCAAGTTCGCACGGCGCCTCGACAAGGATGTCTTCGCCCGCCACTTCGCCAACTGGGTGCCGGTGATGAAGCACCACGACAGCGTCAGCCCTGAGACCGTGGTCTGCTCCGACTGGCGCTACATCAACGAGCTGCGCGTCTGTCAGGACATCCTCTGGGAACGTGGCTGGAAGGTCCGCACCGTCTACGTCTCCACCGCCGGAGTCGGCCCAGCCAACGACGAAGAACTCGACAGCATCGCCGAGATACGCGCCTCGCACCTGTTCGACCAGGAGTACATTTTCAAGCCGAACGCCCGTCAGCAGATCATGTCCGAAGGACGCATCCTCGCGAAGTCATGGAGGCTCTAACCATCGAGACGGTGGCATGGGCCCGCAAGGTCGGCCTGTCCCCTGATCGCGTCGCCTTCCTGCTGGCCTGTCCCAAGTACACGGTGAGCAAAGGCCACCGCAAGTCTGACAAGGTCATCACCGACAACCCTAACCACCACCTGCAACGCCTGGGCGACTGCTACTGGTTCCGCCTCCGTCGTCGCGGCACCGACATCGTCGAGAACATCGGCCACGACCTCCTGACCGCCCGCCAGCGCCGTGACGAGATGCTTGCGGCCTTCGATGCAGGCAAACCTGTCCCCTACCTCTCCCGCAAATGAGCGACTGGCTTCCCATTGAGACGGCTCCAAAGGATGGCACTGTCGTCCTTGTCTATGAGGCCAACTTCCCAAACGTTGTGTTTAAGGCTAAGATGGCATCGTTTGTCGGTGGCCTTATCTACGACTGGGCCAGCGCCGAGTCCGGCGAAATTGTATTCCCTGCCATGTGGCAGCCAATCACCAAAAACAAATGAGCACATGGCTTTCAATTGAAACAGCTCCTAAAGACGGAACTGAAATCATCGCTTTATTTGAAAGCGGAGGAGTTTATTGTATCCGCGTCATGTGGTATTTCACAGACGCTGAGTATGACAACATCAACCCACAAGGTACACGTGAGCAAAACGTAGGCTGGTGGTCTATGTTGCATTCTGTGAGATCGGAGAAAGTTAAACCGACACATTGGCTTCCTCTTCCAGAATATCCTACAAAATGAGCACCCCGACCCGCTTTGTCGCCTTCGGGGACAACCATGGCGACATGGCCGATGAGAACGCCGTCGAGGCCCTCTGCGAGTTCATCAAGGACTACAAGCCCACCGTCCGCGTCCACCTCGGTGATTGCTTTGACTTCCGCTCCCTCCGCCGTGGCGTGGGCACCGATGCCGAAGGCTCCGAGTCCCTGATCGCTGACGTCGAGGCCGGGGAGAACTTCCTTGAGCGCACGAAGCCCACCGTCTACCTGATGGGCAACCACGAGCACCGGGCACTCGCCCTTCAGCACAGCTCTGGCTCCGCCCTGGTACGCGACTACTGCGCCGACCTCTACGCCCGCATCAAGACCACCGCCAAGGCTTGCGGCGCCAAGACCATACTCGACTACCATGCCGAGAAGGGCGTCTATCGCCTAGGGCAGGTCGCCTTCATCCACGGCTACGCCCACGGCCTTAACGCCACGCCCGAACAGGGTCGCCACTACGCCGACCGCGGCGGCGCTCTGATCCACGGCCACACGCACACCCTAAGCCAGGTTAACTTGACCAAGGCCGAAGGCGGCGCTGCTTTCTCCGCTGGCTGTCTCTGCCAGAAGGACGCCATGGCCTACGCGTCGCACCGCCTAGCCACCTCCCGCTGGGGATCAGGCTTCGCGGCAGGCTGGGTCGACGGCAGGGACTGGAAGGTCTGGCTCGTCCACCGGGTCGGCAGCCGATGGGTCTGGACCACCGACCTCAAGGTCTTCACCCCGAAAAGCAAATGAGCAAACGAGGACAGAAGCTTCTCTATGCTCGCGTAGGCGCTGACCCGGTGCTCAAGGCCGTCATGGCCGACATCCATATGCAGGCCGTCCAGCCCGACAAGGGCTTCCTCACCCGCGAGCAGTGGGCCACCAAGTGGAACCTAGCCGCCAACCATCAGGCGTCCCTGTATGTCGACCGGGCAGTAAAGATTGGCGTACTCGTCAAGAAACGCTTTCGCGTGATCACCAAAGGAAGGATGCGCCTACTCGACCACTTCGGCCCGCCCCCTGCGACTAAACGCAAAGCATCTTGACCACGGGCACCCACGCCCACAAACCCCAACCCCTTCTTCCATGACTCCTCCGAACAACGTGCCGGCGGAACGCCACCTCCTCGGCGTCCTTCTCCGTGACGCGCTCCCCTTCCCACCTGACCTCAAGGCCTCTGACTTCTTCGAGCCCCAGCATCAGGACATTGCCGCCGCGATCCTCTCGCTTCAGGTCGATGGCAGTATCGCAGACGAACTCACCGTCACCCAGCGCCTTCGCGACGTCGGCTCCGTCGTCGATGCCACTTCCGTCTCACTCCTGGTCAGCGAGGCGGGCTTCAACCCCTATCGCCCCGAACACGCCGACCTCATCGCCGACACGGCCCTTCTCCGCGAGGCCTCGTCCGTCGCCAAGCGAGCCACCGACCCAGACGCCCTCCTCGACCACTATGCTCGTCTGGCAGATAAGCGCAAGGGAGCCAAGACCCGACACGGCCCGCAGCGCATGGACTTCGACGCCCTGCTGTCCTTCGAGCGTAAGGAAGACCCGACCACCGTCCTGGGCAACCACCGCTGGCTGTGCAAGGGTGGTTCGCTACTGATCGTCGGCCAATCAGGCACAGGCAAGTCGTCGCTGATGATGCAGGCCGCCGTGCACTGGTGCCTAGGCCGTGACTTCTTCGGCATCAAGCCTGCCCGGGCACTCAGGGCTATCGTCCTCCAAGCTGAGAACGACGCGGGCGACATTTCCGAAGCCCTCCAGGACG